CTCAGAACTATGGGTACAAGTTCGGTCAGGATGGTGAAACCTATAATATTGTCGCTGCTCATGGCTATTTCGGCAGACTGATTTTCCAGTATGCGTCATTCAATAACAGCCGTGCTCTTCATTTCTTCCTTGCTGTCTTCCCTGTTGTTGCTATATGGATCACCTCAATGGGTATATCAACAATGGCTTTTAACTTAAACGGTTTCAACTTTAACCAGTCAATCGTTGATGCTAATGGCAAAGTTATACCTACATGGGCTGATATTGTCAACAGACAGAACCTTGGTATGGAAGTAATGCACGAGAGAAACGCACATAATTTCCCTCTAGACTTAGCGTAAGTCCACGTCCGTTCATCCTTCGGGACGCATGAGATCTGACCATGGAACGGGGGTCAGGTACTGAGGTATATTATGACTCAAGTAGAACTACAAGCTCGTGTTAAAGAGCAAAGAGATCATGCTAGAGCTATGAAACTTAAGTATCGTGGCATCGCATACACACCCAACAGGTAAGTGGCACACTGGGAGGTTCGAGTCCTCCCTTACCTATTGGCAACAGCCCCGTACGCGGGATACCTATTGCCGTCTAGACGGTGGGATAGACCACAAAAAACTGGCCAAAAATTTCAGTACTGAGAACGTAAACACATAATACATTCTTAGAAATGGGACAACAAAATTCAACACTGACTACAGGTATTACCAATCTGGGTCAGGCTAATGGTAGTGGTGATAAGAGAGCCCTCTACCTTAAATTGTTTTCCGGAGAAATGTTCAAAGGCTTCCAAAGGAACACGATAGCTCGTGACCTTGTGATGAGAAGAACACTTCAAAACGGAAAATCTCTTCAGTTCATCTACACTGGACGCACAAAAGCCGAGTATCATACACCCGGAAACAGCATCCTAGGTAACTCAGATTCTGCACCACCAGTAGCAGAAAAGACAATAACTGTTGATGATTTATTAATCAGTTCAGCTTTTGTCTATGAGCTAGATGAAACACTCTCACACTATGATTTGAGAGGTGAGATCTCTAGAAAGATCGGATACGCTCTTGCAGAGCAGTATGACAGAAAGATCTTCAGAGCTGTCACAAAGGCTGCACGTACAGCACACCCTATCACAAAGTCTAACTTTGTAGAGCCCGGTGGAACACAGCTACGTGTAGGCACAAACGCACAGGCTTCTGATGCGTACAACGCTGGATTCCTTATCACAGCTTTCTATGACGCTGCTGCGATCTTAGACGAGAAAGGAGTTTCTGGTGAAGGCAGAGTGGCTGTACTTAACCCAAGACAGTACTACGCTCTTATACAGAACGTAGAAACTAACGGACTAATCAACCGTAACGAAAGAGGAGACGCATTGCAGTCTGGTAACGGCATCATCGAGATCGCTGGTATCCAGATCTTCAAGTCAATGAACATCCCATTCTTCGGTAAGTTCGGTACAAGAAACGGTGGTTCTGCTTCAGCAACAAACCCCGGAACTAACGGTGGTGACAACCAAGGTGATTTCGTAGGCGAAGCAATGGCTGACGAAAGAGCTGGCACATCTGCAACTAAGACTGTTAACACATATGGTAACAGCACTGAGTTCGCACAGAGCTGTGGTTTGATCTTCCAGAAAGAAGCTGCCGCATGTGTAGAAGCAATCGGCCCACAAGTTCAGACAACATCTGGAGACATCTCAGTGGTATACCAAGGAGACGTTATCTTAGGTCGTCTAGCTATGGGAGCAGATTCTCTCAACCCAGCAAGTGCTGTTGAGTTAATCGCCGGTGCTGCTGTATCTAACACAACTAAGGCTTTCTCTTAATTTACACTTTTATACGGGGGCTTCGGCTCCCCTTTTTTCTATGGCTTCCACAACTATTGACATCGACACAGAACTGTCCGCAGTAAATAATATACTGGGGGCTATTGGACAATCACCACAGACAACACTAAACTTTGACAACCCAGAAGTAGCAGTAATTTACAACCTACTCCGCGATGCCAACGTAGACACGCAGGCAGAGGGGTGGCACTTCAACACAGAAAAACACGTTAAGTTTAGTCCAGATACAAACGGTAACATTTCTATAGGTAATGACATACTGTCTATGGATTTACACGACAACCGTTTTGATAGACGTAAAGATCTAGTACGTCGCGATGGTAAGATATATGACAAGATAAAACACACAGATGTATTTACAGAAGACCTTGATCTTGATGTTGTACGCTTGTATAAGTTTGAAGATCTACCTACATCATTTAGACGTTATATTACCTACAGAGCATCCAGAGCAGCAGCTACACAGCTTGTCGCTAACCCACAGCTCGTAAAGCTACTGGCTCAGCAAGAGGCTTTATCTCGTGCAGCTCTTATGGAATACGAGTGCAATCAGGCAGATCACAGCATGTTTGGATTTGATGATGAAACTCACTACCAAACCTATCAACCATTTAGAAATCTAAGGAGATAATGGCAGGCATAACACAAACTATACCTCAATACTCACTAGGAATGTCAGAACAGCCTGACCAGCTTAAATTTCCCGGTCAGGTAAAAGAGGTAACAAACGCAATACCAGACATAACCAGAGGTCTATTTAAAAGGCCGGGTGCTAAAAGAATTGGAACTGACAAGCTAGCTAATGTACAGAGTGGTGGTTCGTGGTTCCATTATTTTCGTGACGAGACTGAAGGATCTTACATAGGTCAAGTAGCAGCTGATGGTCAAGTTCGTGTATGGCGTTGCAGCGACGGTCAACAGATGACTACAGCTTACGGTACAGGCGGCCAGACAGCTATACAAAACTACCTAGCAACAAGCAGTCCAGAAAACTTACAATTCCTTACTATCAATGATACCACCTTTGTTAATAGCCGTGATAGTTCTAACTCTAACACTATCGTTGGGACAACGGGAACTACAGATGCTACTCCAGATGCTCACTTCGGGTTCTTAGAACTGCTACGTACAGAGAATGGTAGGCAGTATGGTATAAACTTACATGGCAGTAACACTACAGTTACAACTATTACAAGAGCTACACGTGTTAAGATACAGAGTGATACACTAGACGAGTCAGATGGTACAGGCCACTGCCCCGGTATAGGTACACAGGTGTTTAGTGTAGACCAAGGCTCTAAGAAGAATCTAATATTTAGAATCAATACTTTGGGGCAACAAGGCGTTAGCCCTAACTATAGTGCTAGTAGCGACGGCCCAGACGGTGACAACTACAGATGTTCTTACAATAGAGAGGTTGTCCTACTACATGGTGGTGAAGGCTGGACTACAGGAGATACTGTTACAGTAACTTTAGACTCTGCTTCACAAAACTTTAACTATACAATACGTGTAGAAGATCACGAATCTACACAAGTTAATGCCACAATATCATCAAATGGTGATGGAGTAATCAGACCTGAGCCTACACCTTTTGACGCTGATACAGCTGTTACTGCTGATACTATCATAGGTGGTATAATAGCAGATTTACCTACAGGTATAACTGGTAAACATATAGGTAACGGTATATACTTTTCTAGTAATAGCCCATTTCAGTTAGAAGTTGTAGAGGATGATCTAATGAGATCCTTTCAATCCTCTGTAAATGATGTACAGAACTTACCTAACCAGTGCAAACACGGCTATATAGTCAAAGTATCTAACGCTTTACGTGCAGAAGAAGATGACTACTACCTCAGATTTGACGGTCAAAATAATAAAGATGGTTCTGGCTCTTGGTCTGAGTGTGCAAAACCGGGTATAGCTAAAAGTTTAACTAACATGCCGTTGGTTATACAGCGTACCGCTACTACAACATTTACTGTCAAGCAGTTTACGTATGCTGATAGAGAAGTAGGTGATGATGTAACTAATCCACTACCTAGTTTTCACGGTAAGCGTATAAACAGAGTATTGTTTTTCCGAAACAGGCTAGCACTCCTGTCAGGAGAAAACGTAATAACGTCACGACCGGGATCGCTTGGTACACCTGACTTCTTTATAGAAACAGCTCTTACAGTATCAGC